AGAGCCCCAGTATCAGCCTCGCAGCGGGATTGAGCCGCATCTACACGGTCCAGTTGTTCACCGATGGGTTCACGGTAACCGCCTGATCGGGAAAGCTCCTGTAAGCGGTTGCTGCAATGGACGTTCTGATCTCACCGGATGCGCTGGGCAAGCAGGCGCAGCTCACCTACGAAGGCAAAACCTACAAGCTGATGCTGTGCTTCCGCGATGGCGAGGTGCTGACGCAAGCCAGCCTGATGAGCGCTTGGAACGCGGTGAAGCTGGCGAATGGTAACGGCTACACAGAGAAGACCGGCACGATCGGGACCGGCAGCTTCAACAGCGGCAATGCCCGCTACGAACTACCGCAGTTCACGCTGTCGCTAACGGCATCAGGCAGCGGCTTCACGTTTGATGCGATCGTGTTACAGGTGGACAACCGCACCTATCCCGATCGGGTGGTGCTACTGCCGACGCCTGAGACGCTGCAATCAGGGCAGAGCAAGAGCTTTGTGTTGCTGCTGGCGCAAGGATGAGCCTGATCGTTGACATCAACCCGGTGCCATGGAAGATCCTGGACCTAGTGAAGGCTCGGATCCTGAAGAACCGGACGAAGAAGGCAAAGAAGGGGCTGGACTGGTCTAAGGAAACGCTGAGGCGGGAGATGGCCTTGTCTCCGGCGCCGTTGATAAGCAGGAGGAGGGATGAGCCCAGTTTTGTCCCTGGAGGCCAAGTTGATGTGGGAGTGGGGTGGTTGCACATTGGAAAGAACTACACTCTTATTACAAATGAGCTAGAGATTATCAACGCAACTGACGCGGACGAGAACAACCCATCCCCTAGTTACGAAAGAATAACAACCGAAGGATCCGCAAGCGCTTCGCTAGAGTTTGTTGTTACAGTCGGGGCCAGATCAGGCGAAAGGTGGAAACAGTTTAGGCATAGCCTGACATTTACCGGCACGGGAACCGATGTCTTTGAAAAAACTTGGACCCGGATAGAAGACGGTCTGCTACCCATAATACTCGTGCAAGAACGGACCTTTGGGAGCGGCACCCACAACTTTTGCGCAAGGCTTTGGTGGAACCTGCTCCCCGCTGGTCAGTCAGATATGATACTCGTCGTTTCTATAGCTCAGTACCATCGTAATTATGCGTATGAACGATTGGGGTTCGGACCAGTTGTTTTTTCTCCTAATAACTTTACGATACAAAACACAACGCACACCTGCTTTCTGGTAACTGATTCCCATGTTACTGAACTGACGCAGCCCCTTCCTGCGTTTATGCAAAAAAAGATAGACTCTGTACTGGCCGAAAACGCAGCGGGCGGAATTGCGCTTGGTTACAATCCGCTGAATCCTGATGTTCGCATGGAGTTGGCTTTATCTCAGTCGGCTGTTGGTGCCTATCAGATCAACCATCCCAACCCTTATGTTGCTACAGAGCTGGGTTTGCCACAACCGCCTGACAGCCCTTATCGAATAAGCTTCAACAGTGTTTCCTCTGTGATTTATGAAAGCATTGCCCCCGATGGAACCTTTAGTGTAAAGTCACCACAGCAAGCGAAAGCATCATTCGCCGAATACAGTGGAAACCCAGAAATCCCTGTCTTGGGATACAATCGCGATGATCCATCAGTCGCAAGCACACCCACAACGGAAAGAGGAGCCTTCGGCATCATTACTGGCGCAAGTGTTACCGCACCAGTGACGCCTGAAATGCTTGCCCTTGGCCTGGAGGATGAATTAGAGCAGGTCCCAGGGCCGACCGCGGCAAACCAGCCCGAACCGGTTCGGATGGTCGTTGCCTATGACTACCACGGCGGCACTTATTGCCGTGATCGGCTCACTCAAATGGGCATCAACCTATGACCACCACCCCTCAACCCGACTCCATCGAAACCCTCCTAGAGACGGTGCAAACCCGGCAGCTTGCTAACCGCATGGCCGCTGCCGAACGCGAGCAGGAGCGGCGCCAACGACCTAAGCCACAGGGCAAACGCTAAGCCGGAAAGCTGCGCTGTAGTTGCTCGCGGGCGTGATGCCCCGACCAAATGAACAAGCGATGGTTTGAACAGTTCATCCTCCAGAGCCCCGAGGGTGGCAGCGAGGGTGGCGGCGGTGCTGGTGCAGGCGGTGGCGCAGCTGCTGCGGGCAATGCAGGTCAAGGCGCTGCTGACCCTGCTGCTGGCACTGGTGATAGCGAGGGGGACGGTGATGACGTAACCCGGCTGCGGCACACCCTCGACCGTGAACGCACTTCCAACCGCGAGAAGGATCGCCGCCTCGGGGCCCTGGAAGCTCAACTGCGGGAACTGACCACGACCAACCCTGAAGCGGTACGCGAGGCACAGGCGAAGGCCCAGCAGGAGCAAGCACGACGGGAGCTGATCGAGCAGCAAGCGGCCCTGGAGCGCCAGCAGATCGAGGCCAAATACTCGCAGCAACTGGAAGCATCCACCACTGCCCTTCAGGCCGAGCGGGAAGCCCGCCAGCGCGAGCTGGTACGGCAGCTAGCCGAGAAGGCCTTCATCGGCGCCAAAGGATCCACAGAGGTATCCGAAATCGACGGCAGCACGCCCTTCGATTCGGTCTGGAGCCGCTTTGGCCCTCAGTTCCGCAATGAAGACGGCGCACTGGTGGTCGTTGATGCCAACGGCAGCCCAGAGATCGACCCGGAAACCGGCAAGCGCTTTGAACCCGTCAAGTGGCTCCGGCGACTGCAATCCGATCCTGTGTGGGGGCGCAACTTTGAGCCCGCGATGGGAACCGGCGGCGGGGCGCGTAGCAGCCGTGATGGTCGCGTCAGCACAGGTAAAGACCTGATGAATCAACCGCTTCCAGCCGCGTTTTCAGACGCCTTTGGTTGATCGCTGCTGACGGCTTAGGGATCGGGGAAACATCGGACAACAGGGATCGACCGATGGCGTGATGCCTAAGTCGGTCCCAAATCAAGCAGCTCGGCGTGATGCCCTGCGGTGTCCTTTCGGCGTGATGCCACCCCTCCCTTGACCTTCACCTGGATTCCCCACAATGGGACTGACACTTCTGGAGGCCGCCAAGACTGATACCAATCAGCAACGGGTGGTCGTTATTCGCGCTCTCGCCGAAAGCGAGATGATTCGCCTTCTGCCGTTTGCCAATGTGCAAGGCGGTTTGGACTATGCCACTGAGGATGAACTGCCCGGTGTTGGGTTTCGTGGTTTGAACGAAACCTATGATGCCACTTACGGTGTCATCAACCCGCAATACGAACGCCTCAAGATGTTCGGCGGGGACATTGATGTGGACATGCACATCATCAAAAACAAAGGCACTCAAGCCAGGGCCCAGCAAATCGAGGCCAAAGTTCGCTCTTTGCGGCTAACCCTTGAAGACTACATGATCAACGGCGATGAGTCGGTTGATCCGCGTGCGTTCGACGGCTTCAGGAAGCGGATCAACGTTGACAGCTCTCAAGCTATCAACGTCAACGGTGCATTCTCGCTTTCCCGATTGGATGAGCTTATTGACGCCGTTGATGGCGACAACAAGGTTGTCCACATGGGTAAAGCACTGCGTCGGCGCCTTACTGCCGCTAGCCGCAACAGCACTATCGGTGGCTTCCTGACCACCACGCGGGATGAGTTCGGCAAGCTGGTCACCTCCTACGGTGACACACGCATTGTGGTCACCGACACCAATGCTCAGAACGTGCCGATTCAAGGCTTTACGGAAGCCGGTAGCACCACCAGTGTTTACTGCGTCGCCTATGGTGATCAGCAAGTAACTGGTATGCAGGGCCCTGATTCAGCCGGCGGCTACGGGATTGACATCAAGTCCTTCGGGGAGGTCCCTGATGCACCAGTCGATCGTACCCGCATTGATTGGTCGGTTGGTATTGCAATCATGAACGGCAGATCTGCTGCTCGTGCTTACGGCATCACCGATGCTGCAATGACCGCCTGAGCATCGCTCCATCTATCCATTTTCTGAGGTTCTGATTCATGGCTCGTTCTACTGGTCTTGCCCCCCGGCGGGGCTATCAACTGGATGCTGAGACCATCCTGTTCGGTCTGGTAAAGGCGGGGCCCCGTGGCCGCGCTGCCGAGACCCGCACTGGCGCCGCTCGTCTGCTCAGCACCAATCTGGCCGCCCAGAACGTGGTAAGGATCGCAGGCTTTGGCCAATCCAGTACTTCCGCTGGTGGCTACCTAGTGCAAGCTGCCCACGTTGCTGAAGGTGCCGCGATTGGCACCGCCTCGACCTACGCCACCATCGGCGTGATCAGCTTTGCCGCTGGTCAGATCAACGAGGTTACCCTTTCTGGCAAGCAGATTCGAGAAGCCGTAAAGGCTGCCGGTTCGCTGACCGGTGACATCCGGGTGGTGGCAATTCGGCTGACTGCTGGCACTGGGTCTAACGGTGCTGCGGTTCCTGCGGGCACGAACACCGTGGCGCTCTGCCCAGCGGAGTGAGCCGAAAGCGGCTTGTGATGACCTGGGGGCCCTTTGGGGCCCTTTCCACTATGGAGGCCCCATGAACATTTCGGTAGGCGTTGGCGTTGACCTGGAGCAGCTGCAGCAGG